ATGGCACAGCGAGGCAGAAAGTCTCTGGCTGCGACGTCTGCTGTCTCGCTGCCAGCTCTGACTGAAAGCAGGTTGCAGCCGTCAATTCATCTCAGCGACCCCGAGATTAACGTTTGGGTCAGGCTGGTAAATGACAACCCGGCAAGTTCGTTTACAGAAACACACCGTGACATGATGGAAATGTACTGCCGCCATGTCGTTCAGTCGCGACTGCTGACAATGCAGATTGACGAGTTCGAGCTTGAGTGGCTATCGCGTGAAGACGGCCTTAAGCGCTATGACAAACTCCTCAGCATGCGCGAACGGGAAGTCCGCTCTGCATCATCGCTGGCAACCCGGCTCAGAATTACCCGACAGGCAACCGCCGATCCTAAAACGGTGGGCCGTGCAAACAACAATCTTGCGCGAGATAAAAAACCCTGGGAGATTGACTGAGGCTCTTAGCTGATGGTTAAAAAAACTCTGACAAGAGCTGAAAGAAATATTGCCTGGTGTGAAAAGCACATCCTTATCCCTGAAGGAAAGTTTGTAGGTCAGCCGCTGAAGATGGCCCCTTTTATGAAGGATGACTTTAAGGCGATTTTCGATAACGTTCACGGTACCCGGCGCGGCATTATCAGCAGGGGACGTAAGAACGCCAAAACTGTTGAAACTGCCATGCTGATGCTCCTCTACCTGGTGGGACCGGAGGCGGCGCACAACTCACAGCTTTATTCTGCAGCACGCTCCCGCGATCAGGCAGCAATCCTGTTCAATCTGGCTTCAAAAATGTGTCGCATGAACCCTGTGCTCATGCAGTACGTTGCCATAAAAGACTCAGCAAAAGAGATTCATTGTCCGGACCTCGGTTCCTATTATCGCGCTCTCAGCGCAGAAGCAACCACGGCCTATGGTTTTTCGCCGCGTTTCGTTGCCCATGATGAGCTGGGTCAGGTTCGTGGTCCGCGTGATCCCTTGTATGAGGCTCTGGAAACCGCGACAGCAGCTCAGGAAAATCCTATATCCATCATTATCAGTACGCAGGCACCGGACGCCAGTGATCTGCTCAGCCTGCTGATTGACGACGGACTGACCGGCGCTGACCCGCGAACGGTGGTCAGGATAGATACCGCACCCGAGGATATAGATCCGTTCTCAGTTGAGGCAATCCGATTAGCCAATCCCGCCTTTGATGTCTTCATGAATAAGCAGGAAGTGCTGGACATGGCCGCAAGTGCCAAGCGTCTGCCGTCACGACAGGCTGAATTTGAAAACCTTGTGCTCAACCGGCGTGTCGAGGCAAAAAGCCCCTTTGTCAGCCAGACCGTCTGGCACATGAATAAAGAAGAGCCGGATGATCTGAACGGCGTCACCGTCTGGGGTGGTCTGGACCTGTCGAGCGTGTCTGACCTGACGGCGCTGGTACTGACTTCTGCCAGAGGTGATGTTCACAGTAAGTTCTGGCTTCCTGCTGAAGGGCTGGCTGACAAGGCCCGTAACGACCGTGTGCCATACGATATATGGGCGAAACAGGGCTACCTGAACACGACACCGGGCAAGGCTATTGAGTATGCATTTATCGCAAAAGAGCTGAGAAAGCTTTTTGATAACTGCAACGTCAGGGCAATCGCTTTTGACCGCTACAACATGCGCTTCCTTCGTCCGCACCTGATTGATGCCGGGTTTACTGAATCTGAGCTTGAGCGATTTGTGGAGTTTGGTCAGGGGTTTGTTTCTATGTCTCCCGCGTTGCGCGAACTGGAAACAAAGCTTCTTGGCGCTCAGCTGAAGCATGGTAACCACCCGATTCTGGAAATGTGCGCCAAAAACGCAACTGTCATCACCGATCCCGCAGGCAACCGCAAGTTTGTTAAGGGTAAATCCAGCGGAAGAATAGATGGCATGGTTGCGCTGGCGATGTCGATTGGTGCGCAGAACAGTGATGAGGTGGAAGAGCAGGGCGACGTTGACGACTTCATCTATAACTTTTTGAGCGTTTAAAATGGCAGATACCGATTACAGCATTGACCTGCGAACGCGGTCGCCTTTCTGGGCGCGCATGGCCTCCATCCTGACCGGTGGACGTCTGGTGACCCCAGATAATGGTTCACAGATGGCAGGAACGTCCGCACACGGCGTGGTGGGGGATTCTGTTGTTACCGACGAACGCAATATGCAGATCAGCACCGTGTGGGCCTGTATCCGCTTAATTTCCACAGTAACGGCTTCCCTCCCTCTGGACGTATTCGAAACGGTGAGCGACCAGCGAAAGAAGGTTGAAAATGACAACCCGCTGGCGAGACTGCTGAGATTCAGACCTAACAACTTCATGACGGCGCTTGAGTTTCGCGAGGCCATGACAATGCAGCTCTGCGCGTACGGAAATGCATACGCCCATGTTGAGCGAAACAGCGTGGGCGATGTGATCAGCATGGTTCCGCTGATGAGTGCCAATATGGATGTGCGCCTGAGCGATAACGGTAAAACTGTCATTTACCGGTACAAGCGTGACAGTGAATATGCCGACTTCAGGACTAAAGAAATTTTCCACCTGAAAGGTTTTGGCTTCAACGGTCTGGTAGGTCTGTCGCCTCTGGCCTTCAGTGCGAAATCGGCCGGCGTTGCAATAGCGATGGAAGATAATCAGCGGGAGTTTTTTGCCAACGGTGCCAAGTCCCCGCAGATACTGATGACTGACGGTAAGGTGCTGACCAAAGAGCAGCGCGGACAGCTGGAGGAAAACTTTAAAGAGATCGCTGGTGGTCCGGTTAAAAAGCGTCTCTGGATTCTGGAAAGCGGATTTACCACGCAGAATATTGGCGTTTCTCCTCAGGACTCAGAGATTCTGGCGGCACGTAAGTTTCAGGTGGCCGAGCTGGCGAGATTTTACGGCGTTCCCCCGCATCTGGTTGGGGATGTTGATAAATCCACCTCGTGGGGCAGCGGGATTGAGCAGCAGAATCTGGGTTTTCTGCAGTACACGCTGAAGCCGTATCTGGATCGCTGGGAATACAGCATTGAGCGATGGCTGGTCAAAGATGCTGAGCAGGGCAGGATTCATGCCGAGCACAATCTCGATGGCCTGCTGCGCGGTGATTCTGCCAGTCGCGCCACCTTCATGCAGATCATGGTTAATACCGGCATCCGCACGGTGAACGAAGTTCGAAGGCTGGACAACCTGCCGCCTCTCCCCGGCGGTGATGTGGCAACCCGCCAGTCACAAAATATACCCATTACCGACCTCGGCACAAACACTAAGCCCCGTACTGACGGGGCTTAATTTTTATGGGGGCTTAAATGCCGGACATTCAGAAAACGCTGTCCTTTAACCAGGCGGAAATTAAGTTTGCAGGCGATGGCAGTCAGGGAATTTTTGAAGGCTACGCCTCTGTGTTTAACAACACTGATTCTGACGGCGACATTATTCTTCCCGGCGCTTTCAAAAACACGCTGGCCACGCAAAGCCGCAAGGTGGCGATGTTCTTTAATCACCGTACTTTTGAAGTGCCGGTTGGTAAGTGGGAGACGCTGGAAGAGGATGAAAAAGGGCTTTTTGTCAGAGGTCAGTTAACGCCGGGCCTGAGTGCTTCATCTGATCTTAAAGCCGCGATGCAGCACGGCACCGTTGAAGGTATGTCAGTCGGATTTTCCGTATCAAAAGACGATTACAGCATCGGTACTACGGGAATGATCTTTAAAAACATCTCCTATCTGCGGGAGATCAGCGTCTGCACCTTCCCGGCTAACGAGCTTGCTGGCGTGTCTGCCATGAAGAGCATCGAAACAATCAAAACCATTCGAGACGCGGAAGCTTTCCTGAGGGATTCAGCAGGGCTTTCGCGTACAGAAGCACAGGCATTTCTTGCCAGTGTTAAGTCCGCAGGTCGGAGCGAGTCCGATAGCGGCGACATTGACGCGCTTGCACAGCGCATAACTTCCTTTGCCGCTAACCTGCGGAACGCATAACGGAGCATTACATGTCTGAATTAGCCACTCTTGAAAAAGCGATTGAGAATTCACAGAAAGAAGTGAAACAGCTCATCGAAGAACAGCGTAAATCCATCAACGAAAACGGCCAGATTAACCAGCAGCTTCAGACTGACCTGGCAAAAGCACAGGATGAGCTGAAGACCACTGGAACCCGCCTGTTCGATCTTGAGCAGAAGCTGGCAGGTAACTCACCTGATCAGACCGCTCAGAAGTCATTTGCCGAGCGTGTCTCTGAAGACCTGATCAAAGGCTGGGATGGCTCACGTACCAAAGCAAAAGTGACCAGCTTTGATAAGGCGATCGGTTCCGGCAGCACCTCTGCCGGTAGCCTCGTTCTGCCACAGCAGAATCCGGGAATTATTATGCCTGGCCTGCGTCGTCTGACAGTTCGTGACCTGCTGTCACAGGGCCGCATCTCCAGCAATGCCCTTGAATATGTTCGTGAGAACGTATTTACCAATGCGGCAGCGCCGGTAGCTGAAGGCACGCTGAAGCCTGAGAGCAACATCACCTTCACTAAAGAAACCGCGAATGTGAAAACCATCGCGCACTGGATTCAGGCATCACGTCAGATTATGGATGATGCGCCTGCCCTGCAGTCTTACATCAATTCCCGCATGATGTACGGTCTGGCGCTGGTGGAAGAGAACCAGATGCTCAACGGTGACGGCACTGGTGACAATCTTCAGGGTCTGAACGTGGTCGCTAACGACTATGAAGCGGCACTCAATGCCACCGGTGACACCGGTGCTGACGTTCTGGCACATGCTATCTATCAGGTGTCGCTGAGCGAGTTTGAAGCGGACGGTATTGTACTTAACCCGGCTGACTGGCACCGCATCGCGCTGCTGAAGGATGCCAACGGCAACTACATTCTCGGCGGTCCGCAGGCTTTCGCTTCGAAAGTGCTGTGGGGTCTTCCGGTTGTTTCAACGACCGCTCAGGCAGCAGGTAAGTTCACGGTTGGTGCGTTTGGCTTGGCTTCTCAGGTGTGGGACCGTATGGACGCTACCGTTGAAATCAGCAATCAGGATCGCGATAACTTCGTGAAAAATATGCTGACCATTCTGTGTGAAGAGCGCCTGGCACTTGCTCACTACCGTCCTGCAGCCATTGTGACCGGCGACATTGCGGTTGCCTCTGGCTCATAACTGAAGGGCGCGGTCAGCAATGGCCGCGTTTCAAGCCATGAAGATTAAAGCCCTGCGAACATTTTCACACTTTCATCTCGGCACTGTTTCTCAGGGCGAGATTAAGGTGGTTAAAAAAGAAATCGGTGAGGCTCTGGTCGTGCTGCACCTGGCTGAAGCGCTGGAAGATGCCTCAACAGATGAAAATTCCTCCAGACCTGCAAAAAAGGTGGTGAAAGGTGGAAATAAGCCCGCAGCAGGTGGCGCTGATAAAGACACACCTGAGAGTTGATCACAACGACGAAGACGACCTGATTAAGGGGTATGCCGCAGCGTCAGTTGACTTCGTCGAGCATTACTGTGACGGCACTCTGGTTGTACAGCTTACGCCTCCTGAAGAGAACGAAGAGCCTCCGCGAGAGGTTCTTTTTTCTTCTGGTATATGGCAGGCGATGCTGCTGCTTATCGGTCATTACTATGCAAACCGTGAAGCAAGCGGGCAGAGCCAGTCTGAAATCCCGTTTGGTGTGGAGGCGTTGTTATACCGGCACCGTAAGTGGCACTGATGGCCTGTTCAGGATGCCAGAAGCGCCGCAAATGGCTTAAAAAAATGGTGGCACTCGCTAATGAAAGAATTACAGGAAAGCCTGCTTGCAACCACACTGGAGAAGCTGGCAGAGAGTCTTCATCAGGTCGCACAGGGGATGAAGTCGCAGAGCGAAGCGATAAACCGCCTGGCTGAATCGAATGAGACACTTGCTGCCGTCGTTTATCAGTCAGTCATTGACGTTTCTGACGATGACATGCCAGCGCCGACATATCTTAGCGGGGCGGCTAAGGGGTAATTATGCAGGCCGGAAAATTACGTCACCGCGTCTCGCTCCAGAAGCCTGTCAAAACCCAGAACCCTTCAACGGGCGCTGTCGTTAATTCCTGGCAGGAAACAGCAAAGCTGTGGGCGGAGGTTGCCCCGCTGTCTGCACGGGAGTTTGTCGCGGCACAGGCCACACAGAGTGAAGTAACCACACGTATCACCATTCGCTTTCGAAGCGATGTGACACCCAAGCATCGCATCGTTTACGCCGGGAAAATCTATAACATTGAAGGTATTCTGGCTGACGATAAAAGCGGTCGTGATTACCTGACTCTTCCATGCTCAGAGGGCGTCAATGATGGCTGATGGCGTTGATTTTAACCTGACTGGCGTGGATTCACTGCTGGGCAAGCTGAGTGAAATCAGCGATGACCTTAGGCGCAAGGGTGGCAGGGCCGCACTGCGTCGTGCCGGAAATGTTATTGCTGACAAAGCCAGAGCCAATGCCCGACAGTTGGATGATATGTCAACGGGAAGAAGTATCGCGAATAACGTTGCGCTTCGCTGGAACGGAAGGTTGTTCAAACAGACGGGAAACCTCGGGTTTCGCATTGGCGTTGCGCACGGCGCGGTTTTGCAAAAACACCCCGACAAAAGCGTGAATGCACCTACACCCCACTGGAGGCTGCTTGAGTTCGGGACCGAAAAAATGAAGGCGCAGCCATTCATGCGCCCGGCTGCCGAAAGCAGTATCGATCAGGTCATTGATACCTTTGGCACCGAGTACGAACTGGCAATTAACCGGGCAATTAAACGCGCCCGTAAGAAGGGGCAGTCACCGTGATAGCACCCATTTTTCCCATCTGCAGCGCCAGTCCTGAAGTTAATTCTTTATTAGGTGGTGAAAGCCTGCGCCTGTATCCCTTTGGTCAGCAGGATGACGATGTCACTTATCCCTATGCTGTCTGGCAGAACATTACTGGTGAGCCGGAGAATTACCTGGCTCAGCGCCCAGATACGGATACGTTCACGCTTCAGGTTGATGTTTATGCTGATACACCAGAAGAAGCGATTGCTGTGGCCGCAGCGCTGCGTGATGCCATAGAACCTCACGCCTACATCACCCGATGGGGCGATCAAACCCGCGACAATGTAACCAGGCGATACAGGTACTCATTCGATGTTGACTGGATAGTGCCGCGCTAACTGAACTATTCACCCACCGGCCCTGTGCCGGTTTTTTTATAACCGGAGATAACAATGTCTGTACTGACGCAAGGCACACAGCTTTTTGTGCTCGCAAAAGGCGCGGTGAGCGAAATTGAGTGTATTACTGCATTTTCACCAGGCAGCAACCCTGCCGATCAGATTGAAGACACCTGCCTTTCTGAGCGGCTCGATCGAACCTATAAGCGCGGTCTGCGTACGCCGGGTGCGGCATCCCTGACGCTGAATGCGGACCCGAAAAACACCAGTCATATCATGCTTTATAACCTGTCTATTTCTGATGCTGAAGATGATCAGGACCTGACATTTGCTATCGGCTGGTCAGATGGAACCGCTTCGCCCTCTGCCGCCGCTAATGGCGCTGCCGGTGCAGTAGATGGGCTGACGTTGCCTGACAGCCGCACATGGTTTGTGTTCAAAGGTTATGTCTCCGACTTCCCTTTTGATTTCGCTGCCAACACGGTCGTCTCTTCTTCTGCGTCCATTCAGCGCTCTGGCTCTGCTGTATGGGTGCCTAAAGCCGCTGCCTCTGCCTGATTTCAGGGGCGATTCTGCCCCTGATTTATTAACCGGAATAAACAATGAAATTGACACTCGATACGCTGAAAACCGCCGGTGCCTTTACCGGACGTCCGGTAGAAAAAGAAATCAGCTGGAAGCAGGGCGACAAAGAGTTTACCGCGACCGTGTATGTACGTCCGATGGGCTATCACACCGCCACATCTGATGTACTTGCGATGGGGGGCAAAGTGGATGGTGTGGCAGGCCGCATCGCAGCATCAATCTGTGATGAGTCCGGCAAGCCCGTTTTCACCCCGGCTGACATCACCGGCGAAGCTGACCCGGAGCGGGGCTCTCTCGACGGTGCGCTGACCATTGCGCTGCTGGTGGCCATTCAGGAAGTTAACGACCTGGGAAAGACTTCGAGCTCAGCGCCGAAGACGAATTCTGGTGCGAGCTCGTCCTCAACGGCATCGGCGGGCGCACCATCGCCGAAGCGCGTGAGACGATCACCTTCAAAGAGTCGCAGCTCTGGGCAAAATATCGGGAACGCTACGGAAGCCTGAACCCCATGATGCGTACCGAGTGGGGTGCAGGGGTGGTGGCAAGCATCATCGCTAACGTGAACCGGGATGCGAAAACGCCGCCGTTCAGTCCGACCGACTTCACGCTGCACTTCACAAAAGTCACTGCTGCTGATGAGCCGATTTCACTTAATGAAGCCATGACCAGCTGGGGATAATGGCCGCCAGACGGAGATTTTATGGCTTCAAAATCACTTGGCACGCTGACGATTGACCTGGTCGCTAAAGTGGGTGGCTTCGTTTCAGGCATGGATAAGGCCGAGCGTGCTTCAGAAAAGTGGGCTAAGCAGGTCCAGAAGGACGCCGCTGCCAGCTCTGCCGCACTGCTCTCAGTGGGCGGCGCGGTTCAGGCGGCAGCCCTCGCGGCAGGTACAGCCGGTTTCGCTCTGCTGAAATCAACGTCTGAACAGGTGAATGCCACAGACCAGTGGGCGAAGTCGCTGAAGATATCCACGCAGGAGCTTCTTGCCTGGCAGTTCGCAGCAGAGAAAGCCGGTATCTCCGGTGACAATATGGCTGACATCTTCAAAGACCTCAGCGATAAAATCGGTGATGCGGTCCTTAACAAGTCAGGCGAGGCCGTTGATGCACTTAACTCACTTGGCCTGTCTGCCGACAAGCTGTCGAAGGTATCACCGGACAAACAGTTACTGGCGATTGGCGAAGCGCTGGGGAAAATCAGCACCAACGCAGGCAAAGTCACCATCCTTGAAAGTCTGGGTAACGACCTTTCAAAACTTCTTCCGCTGTTCGATAACAACAACGCAAAGCTGACTCAGTTCATTCAGCTGGCGAAAGATTATGGCGTCGCGCCTGATCCGCAATCCATTGATGATCTGATTAAGGTCAACACCCTGTTTCAGGATATGGAGGCGCAGGTAAAAGGGCTGAAGATGGAGATTGCAGCCGGGCTGGCGCACGTTGACCTCAGCCCGCTGAATAACTCTCTGTCAGATATTCATGATGTGCTGACCGATCCGCAGGTTCTGCAGGGCATAGCTGACCTGGTCAGTCAGGTGGCACAGCTTGCCGGATGGCTGATTAAAGCTGCGGCGGGCGCAGGCAAACTGGCATCCGCTTCCGGTAACAGGATGGCCGCGCTGGGTAACCGCGTCGATATGAATAACCCTGACCAGATTCAGGCCCGCATTGATTACCTTAACAGCACGAATAAAGGTCGCGGCAACGGGATGTACGATGGCAGTCAGACCTTTCTGGGATGGGTTATGGGTAAAGACGACAGCGTTAAAGCTGTATCTGATGAAATCGCCACCCTTACCGGCCGCCTGGCTGAGCTGAATAAGCAGCCTAAAAACATCCAGATTTCTCCTGATGTGACGCCAGATACAGCAGCTTCGCTGCTTAACTTCGGACTCGGTAAAGGTGAAACGAACGGTAAACCCCCAAAGCCGAAAAAAGACACCGAAGCTGCAAGGCTGGAGTCTGCTTTTAAGACTACTGAGCGCGGTTACATGCGCCAGATTGAGCTTATTGACACAACCGGCAAAAAGATGGCGATGGTGACCGAGCAGCAGAAACTTCAGTTTGATATTGCTGACGGCAAACTGCAGGGGCTTAACGCCACACAGCAGAAGCGTCTGGAATTTCTGGCGCAGGAAGTTGACCGGCTGAATGCGGTCAAAAAGGCGAATGAGGAAAATGCCAAAATAGCGGCATTCGTTGCAAACCTGCAGGATCAGAACAGCAATGCAAAATCATCGCTGAATATTGACATTCAGTGGGCTGGTCAGGGCGATAAAGAGCGCCAGCGCATGAAGGAACGCCTGAGCATTCAGCGGGAATACCTCGATCAGCAGCGTGAACTGCAGGCGCAGTATCAGTCTGGTGATATCACAAAATCCCTCTATGAACGTGAAACCAGCGCTATCGGCAGCGCCATGAGCGACCGTCTGAAAATTCAGGAGGACTATTACAAAAGCATGGATGCCATGCAGTCTGACTGGATGGGCGGCGTGAGTGACGGGCTGGCGAACTGGCTGGATACGTCATCCAATTATTCAGCCTCAGCGGCAAGCATCGTCAGCAGCTCTATGGATAGCGCTCTGGATAACGTTTCATCCATGCTGATGGGGAACAAAGCCAGCTGGAAGGAGTGGGCTTCATCAGTGCTCAGCATGATCGCCAAAGTCGCTCTGCAAATGGCCGCTGTAAACCTGATAGGCGGACTGGTGAGTTCAGTCGGCGGCGCTGCTGCTGGCGCGGCATCGGCTGGCGGTGGTACAGCGAATAACTCATTCAGTAGTGGCTCCTACAACAACCTGACGCTTAACGCCAAAGGGGGCGTGTATGAGTCCCACGACCTTAGCCAGTACAGCGGATCGGTTGTCAGTTCTCCGACGCTGTTTGCCTTCGCTAAAGGGGCCGGTCTGATGGGCGAGGCGGGTCCTGAAGCGATTATGCCGTTGACGCGTGCGGCAGATGGCTCGCTTGGTGTGCGTGCGATAGGTAATAGCGGTGGCAGCGGCGGTACATCTATTTCTGTAAGCGCACCAGTCACAGTTGAGGGTGGCGGGGCCGGAGAAACCAGTAGTGCCAATACAGCCAATACTGCGCGACAGCTGCAGAGCATGATCCAGACTGTACTTTCGGACCGTCTTAAGAAAGAGATACTGCCTGGCGGAATACTTTACCGTGGCGGATAACATTGATGGTGAAAAATGGCGATTGATACTTTTAGCTGGTGCGTCAGAACGGGGGCAACGGAGGAGATCAACGTTGCTACCCTTCAGGCCCAGTTCGGTGATGGCTATAAACAGGTGGCCGGTGCCGGGATAAATGATAAGCGCGAGTCATGGCCGGTTACCTGCAGCGGCAGCAAATCCGAAATGGCGGCGGTAAGAGCCTTTCTCAAAGCCCACGTCACGACCGCCTGCTGGTGGGTCAATCCGTGGGGTGAGAAAAATCTTTACCGCGTGAAGGCGGACTCAATACGCCCAGCCTTCATCAACGGTAATTTTGTTGAAATTAGCTTTACCTTCGAGCAAGCTTTTGCACCTTGAGCTTTTGTAGTCTATGGATAGATACGTACGTTATGGCTACACGAAACAAGAATACGACACGATGGCTGATGACTAACTGGCGAAGAAGGCCAGGAAAATGGCTAAAGCGTGAAAGAAAACCGGCCATAGCCGGTTTGTTTATAAGCAGCCTACCACTCCGTTTACATCAGCTTCTAAAGCTTCAATTTGTGCTCGGTTCGCTTGGGTCGCCATACCATAAATCGTATAGCTTTTGTGTTGAAGTTTACTGAGAGGGCATCCCTCATGGTTAATAATTGCCGCTAGAGTATTTCCGTCTTTGACATTCATAACTCTTTCAGCAATTTGCTCGGATGTAAAAAGGTTAGGATGCGCTACAAGAAGTTCACTCGTCATTCTTCTAATCTCTTCTGCATGAGATTTGAAGGCTTTCGCTGCATCGCTCTCATTTGAGCGAGATCTGTTTTGAACAAAAATATGCAATTTTGGAAGAGAAATTTGGTTCTGATTAGCTTCTTTGTTGAAGTCTAGAAACATCTCATCTTGTTCAGAGTTATCTATAGAAACCCCAAAAATCAGCTTAACTAAGTTCTTAATGCCACGGATGGAAGCTGCATCAGCTGTGCAAGGGATTATGATACGGTTTGAAGCAACCACACCTAACTCCGTATAGCTTGCAAAGCTAGGGTTACAGTCGATAAAGAACGTTTTAGGTCTTTCTGATATGGCCTTGTCTGCTTCGAAAGAAGCGATAAGGTCGACAAGTAATGCGCGACTTTTCTTCCACGCCTCTTTTACGGGTGATGACCCAATGTGCGATATAAGTCTAGAGCATATGTCAAGATCTACATCACCCGGGAGAAGGTAAAGATTTGCTGGCATTTTATAGTTTACAGATACGGCCTTAACAAAATATGAAGATTCATTGCCCATGCGACTTAATGGTGAGCGACTGAATCTTTCCTTGATGTACCCAGCGATAGTGGCATTTTTATCTCTTAAAGAATTCAGGTTTTCTTCACCTGTGCCATTGCCGCCAAGAATTATTTCTGAAACATTGGACTGTGGGCAGGCGTCGATTACTACAACGTCTTCTTCAGGGTGTAGAGTTGCATATTCTATTGCAAGGTTGTAGGTCAGAAACGTTTTCCCAACACCGCCCTTATTGTTCCACACTAGATATTTTTTATTATTTTCAATCATCTGCGGTTGCTCTTCTGCAAGATTTTGAATATTTTCCATAATATTATCTCATTTAAAGACTATTTGCGTTCTCTTGTGAGAGCTAATGAAGGCTTATCTGTGGCAGTAGTGTTTACACTGCGATAGATTAGGAATCATCCTACCCTAACTTAGTGCGTTCGCCCACCCTGATAGATGATCAGTGCTTATGTTTTTGCACCATCTTGCACCCACTCCATGCTAAAGGTTGGTAAGCGAAATGCCATGGAGAGCGTTATGAAATATCGTATTGAATTGGAGTATGCGCCTTACCCATTAGACAAGCTGTGGCTAGAGGTGAGTCTAACTGACCATGGCGCGATAGATGAAAGTGGTGAGTGATTTGTGCATGGAGCCGTTTATAGCTCAAGAGATGCTCGCGAATACAAATTTTCGTTATATGTAAGTTCAGAGACAATTGCAGGGCTGGATTGGTACGGAAATGAGTATGCTGCTGGTGAGCTGCACATCCTTAAACGGCGACTAGCTATCGGTGACGAGTATCTTTTCAAAGACGCTGGTGAAAGCTATCACTATAAGATAAAAAAAATTGTTAAATTCAGTTAACCCGCTCCGGCGGGTTTCTTGCTTACCATTGCATCAGATCTGCTTTTAAATATTAAACCAATGAGCCTGGCCAACGAGCCAGGCTTTTTATTGCCCGGAGTAAACATGAGTTTTAACCAAGACATTCAGGCGCTGGAGCCGGGGAGTCTGGTCCAGCTGATTGAGATTGACGGCACAGCCTTTGGACTGGACACCGTGCTGCGCTTCCATGCGTATAACCTGCCTACCGAGGGCTGGCAGTCATTTGCAGCGGAAAACCTGCCGTCAATCATCTGGCAGGGTAATGAGTATGACCCGCATCCCTATGAACTGACCGGAATGGAGATGAGCAGCACCGGTTCACAGCCGACGCCAAAATTGTCTGTCGGCAACGTGGGCAACTATGTGACCGCGCTCTGCCTGCAGTTTGACGACATGGTAAAGGCCAAAGTGCGTATCCACACCACGCTGGTAAAGTATCTTGACGCGGCGAACTGGACGGCGGGCAACCCAAACGCTAATCCGCAGGAGGAACGCGTTCAGCTGTTTTACGTTAATGCTAAAACTTCCGAGACACGTGTTCAGGTGGATTTTGAGCTCTGCTCTCCGTTTGATATCCAGAGCCTGCAGCTTCCATCGCGCCAGATTACGCCGGTCTGCACCTGGTGCATGCGCGGATGGTATCGCACCGGCACCGGCTGCGATTACGCAGGCAACAGATATTTCACCAAGGACGGCACAGCTACCAATGATCCGTCAAAAGATGTCTGCGGCGGGCGTATGGCTGACTGCAAAGCACGTTTTGGCGCTGACCAGCCGCTGCCCTTTGGCGGATTCCCGGCTGCAAATCTGCAGGGGAAATAACGATGCGCAAAAAAATCCTTGAGGCGATACGCAAGCACGTCGCCGCTGAATACCCGAAAGAGGCGTGCGGTCTTATCATCCAGTCAGGCCGGAACCAGAACTACATCCCCTGCCGGAATGTTGCTGAGTCGCCGACAGAGCATTTCACGCTGTCGCCGGAGGATAAGCGGGCAGCTGAGGCGCAGGGCGACATCCTCATGGTTATCCATTCACATCCGGATGTGCCGCAGCTCATTCCGTCAGAACATGACAGGGTGCAGTGCGACTTTTCCGGCGTGGAGTGGGGGATCATGTCATGGCCGGATGGCGATTTCTGCACTATCAGCCCGCGTACCGATCGCGACTACACAGGCCGCCCCTGGCTGATTGGCGGTAATGACTGCTGGACACTCATCATGGACTGGTACCAGCGTGAGCACGGCATCACCCTGAAAAACTGGTCTGTAGATTATGAGTGGTGGGTAGACGGCAAAGAAAACCTCTATGACGACAACTGGCAGTCAGAGGGGTTTTTAGAGGTTGAGCCAGCAGAACTGCGTGAGGGCGACATAATCATGATGCGCATCAGCGCCCCGGTAACCAACCATGCCGCAATCTATCTGGGCAACAACATCATTCTTCATCATAACGCCGGGAGCCTGTCTACACGGGTACCCTATGGCGAATACTGGCGCAACCGTACCGTTCGCATCGTGCGCAGAAAGGAGCTGATGGATGCTTAAAACCATGCGACTCAGAGGCCGGATGGCAAAAATGTTTGGACCCGTTCACCAGTTTCATGTTGCAGATTTGCGCGAGCTGTTGCGTGCGATGTGCTCACAGGTGCCAGGCTTTAAAAAATTCGTGTCAAACGCCCACCTCAGCAGGATTCGGTTCGCCTTCTTCAGCGGCAAAGAAAATATCGGCCTGCAGGAATTCGACATGTCTTCAGCCGCAACTGAGTTTCAGATGGAGCCGGTGCTGGAAGGCTCAAAGCAAGGCGGTACGCTGCAGATTATCATCGGTGCCGTCGCAATTGTGGCCGCGTTCTTTACGGCGGGCGCGTCTCTGGCTGCATACGGCGCAGCTATCGGAACCACGACCGCAGTTGGCCTGGCAACTACAGCGCTGACCAGTATCGGTATCAGTATGTTGCTGGGCGGGGTCGTGCAGATGCTGACTCCGCAGCCCAAGCTTAACGTGGGTGCCTCATCCAGTACGGACAATAAGCCGAACTACGCGTTCGGCGCGCCGGTCAATACAGTCGCGATGGGGTATCCGGTGCCGGTGCTTTACGGCACGCGGGAAATTGGCGGCGCGATCATCAGTGCAGGCAGTTTTACCAGCGATCAGCAGTAACCTGTCAGGGATTAATTATTCAGGCCACCTTCGGGTGGCTTTTTTATGGGTGAAATATGCGACTTCTCGAAGGTGCTGTGATTAAGGGCGGTAAAGGTGGTGGCGGCAGCGCACATACGCCGGTAGAGCAGGCAGATGACCTTCTGTCTATCGCCAAACTGAAAATGCTTCTGGCTATTTCTGAAGGTGAAATCCAGGGCGATTTAACCGCGCAGCAGATTTACCTGAACGATACGCAGCTGGCGAACGAAGACGGCACCTATAACTTTACCGGCGTCGTGTGGGACTGGCGCAGGGGAACGCAGGACCAGGCCTATATTCAGGGTATGCCGGAGGTCGATAACGAACTGTCAGTGGGCGTTGCTGTTACGCAGGCTGTCGCCTGGACCCGCCAGTTTACCAATCTGACGCTGGATGCCATTCGCATTAAGCTGAGCCTGCCGGTGCAGTACCAGTATAAAGATAATGGTGACATGGTTGGTACCGTTACGCAGTACGCTATTGACCTGTCAACAGACGGCAGCTCATGGGTTACCGTTGTTGACGGCAGCTTTAACGGCAAGACCACGTCTGAATACCAGCGCGATCACCGTATTGATTTACCTAAAGCGATATCTGGCTGGTCTGTCCGGGTGCGCCGCATTACCGCTGACTCGACTTCCTCAAAGCTGGTTAATACCTTTAAGGTATTTTCATTTGCAGAGGTCATCGACAGCAAACTTCGCTACCCCAACACCGCGCTCCTGTATATCGAGGTTGATGCCAGTCAGTTCAGCGGTCAGGCACCAAAAGTCACCTGCAAGCCAAAAGGGCGGCTGGTACGCGTGCCGACGACCTATGATCCGGTTTCACGCACGTATGCCGGTACATGGCAGGGAGATTTCAAATACGCCTATACCGATAACCCGGCGTGGATTTTCTATGACCTGGTGCTGGATAAAATCTTCGGCATGGGTACGCGCGTTGATGCCACCATGATCGACAAGTGGGAGCTTTACAGTATTTCGCAGTATTGCGATCAGGTGGTTTCAGACGGCGCAGGCGGCACGGAGCCGCGCTTTACCTGTAACGTCTTCATCCAGAGCCAGCAGGATGCGTACACCGTCCTAAAGGACATTGCGGCAATATTCCGTGGCATTACGTTCTGGGGCAACAGCCAGATTTTTGTGAATGCAGACGTGCCGCAGGTCGATTCAGACGGGAACGTTGATGTTGATTTTGTTTACCACGCGGCGAACGTTATTGACGGCCTGTTTACGTATGCCGGTGGCAGCTACAAGAACCGCTATTCGTCCTGTCAGGTGAGCTGGTCCGATCCGATTAACCACTATTCCGACACTGTTGAAGGCGTCTACGACTCCGACCTGGTGCAGCGCTACGATGTGCGCGAGATGAGTCTGACAGCCATTGGCTGCACGTCTCAGAGCGAGGCGCACCGACGTGGGCGCTGGGCCATTCTGTCTAATGCCAAAGATGGCACGGTTTCATTCGGCGTCGGCCTGGACGGTTACATTCCGATCCCAGCAGAGATTATCGGTGTGGCGGACCCCTTCCGCAGCGGTAAACAGAACGGTGGCCGCATCAATTCGGTTAACGGCCTGCGCATTACGCTCGACCGTGCCGTTGATTATGCTGCCGGTGACCGGCTGGTAGTGAACCTGCCGGACGGCACCGCGCAGACCCGCACAATTGGCAGCATCAGCGCCGATAAGAAAACGGTCAGCGTGAATACCACTTTCCGTATCACGCCGGTAGCGGGTGCGGTATGGGCTATCGACAGCAATAATCTGGCGATTCAGTATTTCCGCGTCACCTCAGTAGCCGGGAACGACGACGGCACTTTCACCATTACCGGTGTGCAGCACGACCCGAACAAGTACCGTTATATTGATGACGGCGTGCGCATTGAGCCGGCACCAATCACGGTCACGCCCATTAGCGTGCTTAAGGCACCGGCCAACATCAAAATCAGCGAAGTCAGCTTTGTTGAGCAGGGGCTGTCGGTTTCATCAATTCAGGTCACGTGGGACCGCGTTGAAGGCGCTATCAGCTACGTGGCTCAGTGGCGCAAGGATAAAGGGGACTGGATTAACGTCGCAGTCACCAGCGCACAGGGATTCAGCATTCAGGGTATTTACACTGGCGTCTACGATGTCCGGGTACGGGCTGTTAATGCAGCGGAAGTCTCTTCACCGTGGGGCTATGCTGACTCAACATCACTCAGCGGCAAAGCTGGTAAACCAGGCGCGCCGTTAAACCTCCGAGCTACTGACAACGTGGTGTGGGCGATTGACGTGACGTGGGCGTTTCCTGATGGTTCGGGTGACACCTCTTATACAGAGATTCAGGTAGCCACAACGGCGGACGGGCAGAATCCGCAGTTTCTGGCTTATGTTCCTTATCCTGGTGTGAGCTACCAGCACGGACCGATGCCCGCTGGCGTTCGCCGCTGGTACCGCGCCCGGCTGGTGGATCGTATAGGCAATACTGGCGACTGGACGAAGTTTGTCGAAGGGGCCAGCAGTGTTGATGCGACCGCATTGCTGGGCGACATTACCGAGCAGGTCCTGAAAACCGATGCCGGGAAGCAACTCATTGCCAAAGTCGATACCAACATCGATGCCATGCTGCAGAACGCGCTCAACCTCAATGCAACGGTCGATCACCAGATGGCGGAAGCTGGTAAAAACCGTGCTGACATCCTCACCGTTCAGAAGACCATCGCCACTAACGATCAGGCTTATGCGCAAAAGTTTGAGCAGGTTCAGGCGGCAGTGGGTAATAACGTGGCAGCGATACAGCAGACCTCGACGGCGCTGGCTGACACAAACGGCAAGCTGTCAGCACAGTACTCCGTGAAAGTAGCGGTGGACAGCAACGGTCGCCAGTATGCGGCTGGCATGGGGATTGGCGTAGAAAATAGCCCTTCCGGCATGCAGACGCAGGTGCTGTTCCTGGCTGACCGGTTTGCCGTTATGTCACAGGTTGGCGCTACGCCGAAAACCTTCTTTGCCATCCAGAACGGGCAGACCATCATCAACTCAGCTTTTATTGGTGATGCGACAATTACCAGTGCGATGATCGCTGCTTATATCCAGTCAACAAACTATGTTGCCGGTACTGCTGGCTGGAGGCTGGGTAAAGATGGGACATTCGAGAGAAATGCGGCAAATGGCTCAGGCAGGGTTGTAGATACAGGTACTTTAAGGCAGGTCTATGATTCCAATGGTACTTTACGCATCAGAGACGGGCTCTGGTAAGGAGAAAAAATGCCAGGGGGCCTTCAATGCTGGGATGCGAGTGGAAAGCTAATTGTTGATATCGGAGATTACAACACCCGATATCTTGGCAGAACGACTGTCACCATGGCGGCGAACACCAATCAAGTTACCGGCTCGTTTGTTAGTCTTACAGCATCCGGTTCGTTTGTCGTTGTAGCGTCTGTTGCAAGTTCTGTTTATTACACTCCTTCCAATTTCGCTGCGCGTGCTTACGATGGGAGCTATCGAATTTTTAAGCTCCCAGCTTATACCGCAGCAGTCACCCTCACATTAGACATGTACGCATTTATATGAGTGGATATCAGGTTTTTAACTCGTCCGGGGCTCTTGTAATTGATTCTGATTATAAGGGTACCTATTACCGGGATACGGTTAACTATGCTGGAATTACGGATGTAGGCTATTACAACATCTCATGTCAGCTGGGAAACTCGACTGATATGGGTTTTGCGAGTGCCAGCGTTCCAGTGGATGACAATCTGCGGTGGTTCAAGCCTAACAATAATGCAAAGATGTTTTTTACTGGTCCTGACTGGATGACAGCTAACGCTGGCTCAATGGCGCGTAGTCGAAGTGATATGCCTGTAGAGAGTGGTTACAGGGACGTATTTGATTCAGCAGGGCAATTAGTTTGGTCAGCTGTTATGGCTGCAAAGATACCTCGTATTTTAGGTTTTTTTGATGTTCCGGCCAACTTCGATTTAGATAACTCAGTATATTCACAGGCGATAGGTAACAATACATGGATTCTGATTAGTGCGGTGCCTGGCGGAAATATCTCTGATGATGGATCGGCTAGTGGTTTCTCAGGGCCATTCTTCAGATTCCAGAATGGAGTGTTGCAGTGTCAATGGGTAAATCAACTCCAGCAGTCATGGGCTAGCACTTTGAAGCCTTACGGAATGCGAATTCCATACGGGATACTTTCAAATCTCAGTTAATTTAATTGATCGTTAAGATCGTTTTTTCGATTTGTGATTGATTACATACGGATGTGATATACGATTAAACGGAGATGGATATGAAATATTTTTCAACAGTGCTGCTAATCACCCTGTCAGCGAGCATACACGCAGAAAACAAAATTACTTATCCTGATAGAGCAGAGAAACTCAGATTCGGAGGCGAGGTTGAGCTATTTTACGACATAACGCCACAAGGGGTTGTTAGTAACATCAGGATATTAAATGTCGATCCAAAGTACCTTTTTGATCGCGAAGTAAGGCGGCAAATGTCCACCTGGAAATTCCCTGAAAATGATCCCAAAAGAGATGTTCCGTTAAAAATCATTTTTAAACCAAATTAACCAACAATCTTTCATGCACCCGGCCACCGCGCCGGGTTTTTTTATTGCCCGGAGATCACCATGCCAGCAGGCACTATTGCATTAACGAATAACTCAACGACTGTGACAGGCTCTGGTACCAGCTTCACAACAGAACTGAAGACGAACGATTTTATCGTTGCAGTAGTGGGAGGAGTCACCTATACGCTCGGCGTACAGTCGGTGAACTCAGCTACAGGCGCGACACTGACAACAGCATACAACGGCCCGACCGCATCAGGCATTGCGTGGACGGCTGTACCTAATGCTGCGCTGGTTGGAATAACCGCACAGGTGGCGGCCGATGTAGCCAAAGCCATCCGCGGACTGAATCTCGATAAACAGAACTGGCAGCAGATTTTGAGTGGTACCGGAAACGTGACGGTGACGCTTCCAGATGGAAGCCAGTATACAGGTCCTGCATGGGGTGGATTAATCAAGCGCGATGGCTCTGTTGCCATGACATCTGCACTCACAGCACCTGCTATTGAGCTGACAGCTGCAATCCCTTATGTGGATTTTCATTACAATAACTCTTCTGCAGACTTCACGGCTCGCATCATTCATACAGATGCACAAGCCTTGGAGGTTACGGCTGGTTCCGGGAATATATCTTTCAGGGTCAATGGCGGTCTTCGGGTAGGAGGCGCTGGATATTCAGGCGGCATAAATCTTTATCGCGGGAACGGTGATGAAAATGCTGTCTGGGGTGTTAATAGCAGTGATGGTAATTTTAATTTTATAAGGGGAGGTTCTGCCGGACCTAATATTAATGTCGGAGGGGCTTATTTAACTAACTTCAGAGGATTAACCGGGCGTGAAGGGACATCGGGTGGACGCTTAGGAAATCCTTACAACTTCTACTGGACAGGGGCTGGATTACAGGCATGGGTTGACACTTCAATGGTGGGCACCATTACAGGTGGCTCTACATCAGATAAGAGATTAAAAAAAGATATAAAATATCGGGACGATGCCAGTGAAGCACTTGAACAGGTTTTAAAATGGCGACCCGCTGACTTCAAGATGAAAGCGCGTGGCATAGTGCCTGAGTCAGCTGAACAGCTTGGTTTTATCGCCAATGATTTGGTGCAGGTGTCGCCTGAATGTGTTGGTGGCAGCGGTCTGCCGGAAAACTTTAATATCGAGACAGACCCAAACAATCCTGATGCCTACTACCTGAACCAGATACCAATGATTGCCAAACTTGCCCAAGCCATGCAGGCCCAACAGGAAATCATCGACAAACAGTCGGAGATTATTAAGGCGATGGGTATCAGGCTAAAAGACCTTGACGGACTGGACGGATAAAAAAGCCCCGGCGACGGGGCAGTTAAACCTTTCTGTACTTTGAGTACAGGTCCCAAAAAGGGAACAATACTCTGGAAAGCAGCACTCCAGTAATAACACCTATAAGAATATTGCCTATTGCTGATGTTGCTATCATTTCCGGGAGACTGCCGGCCCTTTCGAAGTATATGGCAGACACGAAGGTTACAATAAGAGTGCATAAGGCAAGTAAATTAGCAAAAGAATCTACTACTGCCTTAAGATGCTTTTGGTTTTTAGGTTCAATTCCGTACCTGAAATATATTGCTAAACAGTATATAACGCACACATATCCTGCGCTTAAGACTGAGATTATCGCTTCTGGATTTTTAGTTGCAAAGCGGTTAACAAAAATCACTGTAAAAAACATCAGAGTTGACAGTGCAAAAATCCCATATTTAATACCGTCAATGACATCCTGGGACATAACCGTTTGAGATTTAATCTCTGCTGGTTCAGCACCTGTTACGTTAATATCTCTCACCGCTCAAACTCCGTGTAATAGATAATCTTTTATTCAAATATTGTAATGTCCGGATGATGGCGGCCAGCATCAATCTCATCGGCACACCTCAAAAGCTCCTTCGCCATATCCGCACGGATACTGATCGCCAAATCAGGAAAAGCCTTTGGGTCCTCACTGTAACCCGTCAGTGAATCTTTCAT